ACCCTGCAAGACTCTATAACGAGTCATTCAAACCTCCTCCGTGACGGCACATAGATAGCCCAAGTGACCGTCAGGTCACTCGGACACGGAAGAGACGAAAAACTCGGGCGACTAGCGCACAGTAGGTCTAGTGTATCAGGCTATTTTTTTTGCAATTTGGAGAACCTTGCATCTAGTAAGCAATGTTGAGAAACTTCCCTTGTACTCATCAGAGCCTTTAATTGTTCCCTTAACAACCGCTTTATCGCCCACTTCTAACTTTGTCCCATTAGAGGCAAACCACTTGAATTGGTAATCACCGCTTGCAAAGGTATAAAGAGTTGTCCAGCCAAACTGAGTCTCAAAGGTATTTTCGCTAAGAACTGTAACTTCCAATTCGATGCGCTCGCCAGTTGGGGCGAACTGTTCAGCCTTGTAAACCTTAGCCTCTTGACGGGCAACTTCCTGCTCTTGGCTCTTTTGCTTGGCTTTGATAATCGAAACCAAAATTCCAACTGTGCTGTAAGTCTGATATTCCAAACCACATACAATTCTGACATTTTCAGCGTAACTAGATTCGCCTTCAAAATTCTTGCCGTATTCGATTAACTCTCTAGCCTTCTCATATTCAACCTCGGTTGGTTTTTCTCCTACATATTCTTGCCAAACTTTAGCGCCATGGTTTCCTTCGCTTAAATATCCCCAAACAAGAGATTTAGTAGAGATACCTGAACCTGAAGGTATGTATCCGCCTTTTTGAACTTGAGTGATTGCGTGAGCCAAAACTCCAACTGTCGAATGACCTGTCCAACCATTGCCTGAGTAGCCACCAAACTCTTCTTCAAAAGTTTCCTCTGTTGGTAAGTAAGAAGCGCTGAACTGCCAGCCTATGTAATCCTTTACGCAACTGGAGCCAACTTGAAATAACTTGCCTTCTTCATTTTGAACAAAGATTACTTTTGAACGAAACCTAGATTTTTGGCAATGCTCGCAATAACCAACCTTGACTTCAGATGGCTTAATTTCACGACCACCTGCGATTGATTTTGTGATTGCTTTACCTTCGATAAACTCAGCAACACCGATGAACTGCCAGCCATTGAATTTGACTGGTTCGCCTTCAATAACTAAAACTTGATATTCGTGGCTAATGCCTTCTATTTCTTCAAAACGCTTTTCAATGCGTACTTGGTAGCCACCACTTAAACCTTTTTTTTGCGCCCGTTGAGCAAGTTTCTGCGCTTTAGCAAGAGTTTTCTCAACTCCTACTTCGGAGATTCTGAACTCTCTCATCTTGCCCTCCTCTCGGGACAAGGCAAGTATATCACAACTGGGGTTAGTTATTCTCTCTTCTGAGGCGCTCTTCTTGAATCATGCCAAGCGTGAGAAAGTAGCCGATGCCGTCTACTACGGTGTCGGGCTTGGATTGATTGACTTCACGGGCAATCTTCATGCCAACCATGCAAAGGGCGACTTGCTCAGCAGAAACCTCACAGCCGAGGATTACAGCCCATATCTTTGAAGCCCTTGTTAAGTTATCAAGTGGATGCCCATAAGCGTCCTGACGGTCTCCTGAGACCAATTCAGCGGCGTATAAAGCGATGTCTCTAGGGTCGTTCATAAGACTTGGATGTCCGAGACTCCCTCGCTGGTCACTAGGAATGTCAGAACTCCCACATCCGCAACCTCCCCCTTGGACTGTCTCCACCACACGCTTCCCCCGTCGAGACTCGGCGCTTGTAGCCATTTGACTCCTCCCCAATCTGCTAGACGAAATGAATGATAATGACCTGACACCAAAATGTCACAATCGCCTATGGATTGGCGTCCAAGAGTTTGGTCAGCAATCCAGCGACGAAGTTTGGCTTCAACGCTTCCTGAACTGCGAGCAAGATGCCCATGTGTGATTCCAATAATTTTTCCGTTTACCTCAAGGGTCAAACTCAACTCATCGGTAGGAATTGCAAACCGAATGTGACCGTAAGCCTCAGGGTTAGCCTGAAAAATTTCTGCAACTGACTCAACTAGGGCTACATCGTCATTGTCATTGAGGGTAGTAAAGGCTTTGCCGTTTTTACGATTTTCACCATGATTTCCACCAATCGCCGCAACCGTGATATTTGGGACAACCTTTGACCAGCGGATAAGAGCATCTCTTAAAAGACGGCGAGCAATCTTTACTTGGTCTCTTCTATCTACTTCAACTGTAAAAGTTTGAATGTCATAGTGACCATCGCATCCTTCAACTAAATCACCAAGACAAAGGACGGTAATTGAATCAATGGGACGACCTATTTTTTTTAATTCTTTAATTCTGAACTCAACATCATCAACTGCTTGGAGCCATCTACCTACTAAACCTTTGAGACCATCCCCATCTCTTTTACCTGTTTGCCAATCTGAGGCACAAACAACAAGGCTGGCTCCGCCCGTCATTTGTTTGCGTTCACGGGGTTTATGTTTTTTAATATCTTGAATTAAGGCTTCAATATCGGCAACTTCTTGTTTGCCTTTGCGAACTACTTTGCCTTTCCATTGGCGATTGAGAACTCCTAAAGTATCGCCCCAAACATTGAAAAGAACTGGCTCAACTACTTGGAAATGCTCAGGGTCAAGTCCCCACATTCGAAGGACTCCTGACCAATCAGGTGCGTTATCACCCTCCATTGGTTGAGTAGTAACTGTTCCTTCTTCACCCTGCCAAGTGACCCCAGGCAACCAATCTGCTTTTCTATCTCTTGGCAGTAACTTTTGAATTGACTCCATCTCTGAAGTCTTCAATAAATTATTTAAGGCGTCGTCAAGATTTGAGGACATTTACACCCGTCTCTTCCTTGTAATCTTCTTCGATGCCGTCTTAGAACATCTGATGAAGATACTGTAAGACCATAGGCTGACATTAACTGCGCTAATTTAGCAGACTCAACATTTTTGTTAATAAAAATTTCATTGAGTTTCTTTTGAATTGGTTCTTCTAGTTTTGAAACCATGGCGCCAATAGCACAGCCACCATCATTCCTACTACCTACAAGTGCATCTAACTGACTAAAAAAATCATCCTGATTTATTTTTAGACTTGCACCTTGGACATCTGATGCTCCATGGGCGGGTTGCGCTTTCGAAAAGGAGCCTGTCGCATTTCCAGCACCTTTGGAACTCATCGGTTGTTGCGTTTCTGCCATACGGGTCTACCACTCTCTCTTGCGGAGCCGTCGGCTCCTCGTTTACATTCGCACTAGACATCGGAAATTCACCGAGATTAGTGGACGATACTTTGGGTCTACTCCTAACAAGTTTACTGAACCCATTGGTTCAATCCTCATAATATGCACCCCTGAGACGGTTTGTTCAAGCACCGACGCAAGCAAAACACGGATATTTTCTGCTTTATCTCTAGCCGTTGGATAATCTTCTCGACCAGCACGGCAGATAATTTGAAGCATTGGGTAGTCAATTCTGATACCACCTGAACCCATAGTGAATGTTGGGGAACTGCCAGCGTTCTCATATACCGCTACACACGCATCAGGGCTATCAGGAAGGGTGCCTAAAAATATGCTTGTACCAAGGGTTCCTTGAGAAGCATGGGCGCCAAAAGCGCTTGAAGTATTTTGTAGGTAGTCACCTACTGATTCAAGAATAGTTGCCATTAGCCCCTGTGACCTTTCTGTATGATGTCGATAATTCTACCCTTTATGTTTTCTTGGATAGTAGACATTGCTTCCATGACTGGCTGTTCAAGATATTTAGCCTGTGTCGGTGGGTTGTGGTAGTTGCCAATAATTTCATGAACATAAAGAGCGTATGGAGCGGCGGGACCACCATAAAAAATATCTACAAAATAGCCTTGATTTCCCATTTGTGGAGCGGATACTCCGCCTGAACCACGAAGAACTCCCGTATCTACTGGGACAAGAATCTGCGATTTAGCGAAAATAACATTAGCCTCTTCCCATATTGCTTGGGCTATGGCTTGAGGGGTATCGTCTTTGCCAGCCTCAAGAGCATTTACTAACTCTTTATCGCCGAATAAGTCGAGTCTAAAAGACGACTTTGCCATAACTACCGTCCAAATCTGATGACGGTGTGATGCGCTCCGTTTTCGTCTGCGATGTTATCTACTGCATTTATCGTAAAGGTGTCCGCCCCGACGACCATTCTATGATTCACCGTAATTGAGGTTGCGGGACCATAGGTAATGAATCGTCCAATATCAACAACTTCGATACCTTGAACATCTTTAGATTTTGTAGTGTCGTAAATTAAACGACCTGTAACTGTGACATTTGTACCAGCCGCACCATAAGTAATTTTGTTGTACTTATCAACTGATGCTTTAGGTGTAAATACCACAGAGTCAGTCATGAACTCTGCAACTTTAGTATAGATAGCGTCCATGGCTACCCCTACTCAACTATGCGTTGGTCTTGGACATTATTTGGATTGTCATGAATACCAGCATAAAAATCGGTATTGAAATCATCAACAATCCTGTCATTTGTGGATTTAAGCGCTTGAGCGTTAGACCATGGAGCAGGAGGGGCTTTACGCATCTGCCTACGCAGTAGGCTTTCAGCCAACTCTTTATAGTGGGTAACTTTAGAAGAATAAGATTCAGATACCGAAATATCTCCAACGCTCTTTGAACTACTATCTGCTAGACGGCTAAAGCGAGCAATAAGAATTTCAGCGCACTCACGGGCTGAATTGTAGGCATCGCCACCCCATTCAGTAATAACATAATTTAATTCTTCATCGCTAAATAAAGCATCAGTAGAATCAGTATCGTTAATTAAAAATCGAACATAGTTTCGGGTAGATGTACTTGGGTCACCCGAATAGGTGAAAGTCATTACATCCCACCTAGCATGAGCATTGATGTACGAACAAAGTTTTGATTAGCAAGAATGTCTGTCTCGTTTGGCATTGTCACAGTTACATCAGAAGTTGGCTCCCCTGCTGAGAGGGTCAATTCATAGGCATCAGCGGTTGTACCTTCAAAAACGATTGAGTCATTGAAAGCAATTTGAAGTCCTGATTGCTGACCCGTGAAAGTTGCATTACTAATAGTTGGAGAAGTTAAAGTTTTATTAGTTAAAGTATCTGAAGTATCAGTTCCAACTAAAGTTGTTGTTGCGTTGGGAAGAGTTACAGTTCTATCAGCGGTTGGGTCAGTTACAGTAAGAGTTGTTTCAAAACCATCATTTGTAGCGCCTTCAAAAATGATGTTATTGCCAGCGCCAAGGGTAATTGTGCTAGTAAAAGATGGAGATGAGGCAAGGATGTAATTATCTAATTCGGTATCAACATCTGTTGCCAAATTTTGAATATCGGTATGGACGGCAGGATTATCTCCCGCTGTTGGATAGCGTAGACC